GTTCTGGTGCATTATTCTGTAGCATTCAACAATACGATTCAAATAAAAAGCCGTTACCTAAATACGTTCAAGCAGATATAAATATAGGTAATTTAGATTGGTTAACATTTAGTTATTATTCTAATACATATTCTGGTAATGTAAAAGGACTTCATAGAACTCAATTAATGCTTTCTTTGTTTGCTAATAAAAATTATACATTCGGTCATGGCACTGGTGTAGTAAATAAAGAAACTGGTGAAAAGGTAGCAAGTAATTCTCAAGAAGCAATTGCTTTATTAAATCAAATTTACGGCTTTAATTTAGATAGAGATATTTTAAATGATTACTTTAAATTAGAAGAATATCTTAAAGCAAATTTATCAACGGAAGAATATAATGCTATTATAGACAGATATTTAAAAATATTAGATTCTACTAGAGCAGATATTCCTGATAATTTACAAGATTATTGGATTGCTAGTCAAGCTAGATTAGGATTAAAAGGTAAATTCTTACCTGCAGACTCTAAGTTAATACAATATCAAACTTTAAATGAATCGGGCTCAGCAGGCGGTGGAAGAATAAATAGGTCTTTTGTAGAAAAAACTAAAGACGAATATATTAAAAAAGTATTAAGCAAGTTTCCTGGATTTAAAGCTGCAAGAATTTCTGGCTCATACAATACAAGTTCTAAAGAAGATTTTGGCGATATAGATCTTATTGTTATGATCGAAGGAGATGATAAAAAGAAAATAAAACAAGAGTTAGCAGCATTTTTAAGTTCTTTACCTGATGATGTAATTGTTCCGTTTAAAAGTGAAAAGTACAAAGGTAAGAAAACATTAAGCTCCGGTGAACTTGTTACTATATTATATCCAATAGTAGGAGCTACAGATGAATATATTCAAATAGATAATATAATAGCTATATCAGAAGAAGAATCAAATTTTAAACAAGCATTTTTAGATTATCCAGCTGAAATACAAGGTCTTTTATTAGGACTATCAAAGGCAATTTTATTAGAAGAAGACCCTCAAGAAATATTTAAACGATTGGGTATTAATAACGTGCCAGAATTAGGCCCTGATGAAGAATATGAATTTAATTTATCTAGCGTAGCATTAACATTACGAATAGTTAGATTATCTTCTGAATTTAAAGAACTAGAAAGAAAAGAAGTTTGGAAAACTACACAATGGAATACTATCAAACAATTATTTTCTAATTTTAATATTGACGGCACGTTTGAAGATTTATTATATGATATAGTAAGAAAAGTTAAAAACACTAGATCTAGAAATAGAATTAAAGGTATATTTAAATCTATGATATCTATTAAAAGTGGAGAAGTAGGCACACCTAAAGGTGTTAATAAGCAAAGAGCATTAGATAAAGTAGCTGATGTTCTATAAAAGTATATAAATATTAACTAATCGATAATTATATAAAAGGTTATGACAAAAAAATTACAAAACATACAAGCAATAACACAAATGCTTTCAGGGACTCATAAGTCTCAAAACAAAACTACCGTCGGATATAAATCTAAAGAAGAAGTAAAAAATGTCGGAGATACGTGGATTGATTCTAACGGCGTTGAATGGGAGCAAAAAGAAGGATATCGTGTAAGCAGTTCTAAAATCTTAGATGCTATGCGTGAAGCATTAAAATCGTATTTATTACCAAAGGTTTGTCCTAAATGTAATCATGAAATGGTTGATAATAAATACAATAAAAAAATGTGGAGGATTCATAAGATGTGTTTTGATTGTGTAATTGAAATGGAACATGAACATAAAATTAACGGCACATTTAATGAATATGCAAGAAATTTAATGAAGCCAAATATTGAATCATGGTTATCTGATGCTAAAGTTGAAATTCAAGCTATTAAAGAATTATTAACAAAAGCAGAATTTGTAAATGGAGATGGTACTGTTGAAACATGGGAATCTCCTTGGAAAGGTAAAGAAGCTGAACTAGATGAACTTTTAGACCGTGATTTTGAAAACATTAAAAACCAATTATTAGGAGAAACAATAAATGAAAATAAAACTACCGTTAATTAATATTGTATATATACTTGTTTTTATTACAATTATCTTTTATATTAAACAATATGTTACCGACTTAAATACTAATGTAAAAGAATTAAAACATAATATTGAATTGAGGGAAGCTCAAAACGATAGCATTGTAAAAAAATTAGATAGCATATCAGTTCAAAAAGTAGAAGTAATTAATAACATTGATAAAAGAACAACAACTATCAACAATCTTCAAGAATCTTTAAACACATTACCTGTGTATGATACGAGCTTAGCAAATGCTCTTAGATTTTTGCATATATTCGGTAATAAACAATTAAATTAAAATGAAACAGTTAATAATTTTTATAATTTTATCTTTAGGGTTATCTATCAATATATCAGCTCAGACAGTTGATACTTGTTTTAGCAAAAGAAAAATTATTAATATTTACAATAATATTAAAGTATTAGAACATAAAGATTCTATACATACTCAATTAATAGAAGAATATAAAATTCAATGTACTGACTTTAAAACAGTTTTACAAATGGATAGCATTATTATTGAAGGTCAAAAAGTGCAAATTTCTAACTTAGAAGCAAATGTTCAAGATTGGAAAAAAGCATACGAAATTTCAAAACCAAAGTGGTATGAAAAGCCATTTATAATGTTTCCGGCTGGAGCAGTATTATCTGCAATATTATTTAGTATATTATAAGATGGCAGATGTAAATGATTATCAAAAACAAGTAGTATCTCCGCAAAACTTAAAAGATATTATTAAAGGGGAATATAAAAAATGCGCAACAGATCCTGTGTATTTTATGCGCAAGTATTGTTATATTCAACATCCTAAAAAAGGTAAAATGCTTTTTGATTTATATCCATTTCAAGAGCAATGTTTATATGATTTTAGAGATTATGATAGAAATATTATATTAAAGTCTCGTCAGTTAGGTATATCTACATTATCTGCAGGATATATTTTATGGTTAATGACATTCCATGAAGATAAGAATTGTTTAGTAATTGCAACCCGACAAGAAGTTGCAAGAAACTTAGTTACTAAGGTAAGAGTAATGTATGACAATTTACCTAATTGGTTAACTCAAAACGCGCAATCCACAGAAGATAATAAATTATCATTACGATTAACTAACGGTTCTCAAGTAAAAGCATCTTCGACTTCAACAAGTGCAGGTCGTTCTGAAGCAGTATCTTTGTTAGTAATAGATGAAGCTGCATTTATTGAATCAAATACAATCGAAGAATTATGGGGCGGTTTGCAACAAACATTAGCTACCGGTGGTAAATGTATTATGTTATCTACACCTAATGGTATGGGTAACTTTTTTCATAGAATGTGGCAAAAAGCAGATGCTGGAGAAAATAATTTCCACACTATTAAACTACATTGGACGGTACATCCTGACAGAGATCAAACTTGGAGAGATGCCCAAACGGCAGAATTGGGCGATAAATTAGCAGCTCAAGAATGTGATTGCGATTTCACGACATCAGGTAATACAGTAATTGACCCTTTAATTTTAAAATGGTATTGGGAAGAATCAGGAAGAGTTTATGATCCTTTAGAAAAAAGAGGCTTTGATGCTAATTTATGGGTATGGAAATATCCAGAAGCAGGTAAATCTTATATAGTCGTAGCTGACGTTGCTCGAGGCGACGCTGCGGATTATTCATCGTTTCATGTTATTGAAATTGAATCAGTAGAACAATGTGCTTCTTATAAAGGAAAATTAAACCCTAAAGATTATGGTAATTTTTTAGTAGCGGTATCTACAGAATATAATGATGCTTTATTAGTTATTGAAAATTCAAATATAGGATGGGCAGCAGTTCAGCCTGCTATTGATAGAGGATATGCAAATTTATTTTATAGCAGTGCAGATTTGACAACAGTAGATGTTCAACAACAAATATCATCTGGTTATGATTTAGCAACTAAATCTAAAATGACTCCTGGGTTTTCTCAAACAACTAGAAATAGACCATTAATCATTTCTAAATTAGTAGAATATTTTAGAGACAGATCTCCAATAATACATTGTAAACGCACAATTAGCGAATTACAAAATTTTATTTGGAATAGTTCAAGGCCTGAAGCACAATATGGATATAATGATGACTTAGTAATTTCTTTAGCAATTGCATTGTGGGTTCGAGATACGGCATTAAAATTACGTCAACAAGGATTAGATTTGCAAAGAAAGACCTTAGGATTAGTAGGCAAATCATTACCTGTATATAATGCAACATCAAATTCTTCATATCAATCGCAATGGTCAATGAAAGCAGGAAAAGATACGGAAGACATATCTTGGTTACTTTAAAAAACGAGCCGTTATTAGGCCAACTATATAATTATAATAAAGAATAAAATATGTCCTTAATAGATAAATCTCTAGGAGCTAGATTAAACAGGTTATTTTCGAATAACGTTATAGTACGTCGTGTAGGCGGAAAAAAAATAAAAGTTCTCGATACTGATAAATTACAATCAGTAGGTAATTTAGAGCAGTCGAAATATGTAGATCGATTTACAAGATTACATGGTATAAAACCTAGTATATCTACATATAATAATAACTACAATTATCAAAGCTCAAGGACAGAACTTTATACGGATTATGAAATCATGGATATGGATTCTATTATATGTGCAGCATTGGACATATATTCAGACGAATCTACTAGAAAAAATGAATATGATGAAATATTAACGATTAAAAGTTCAGACGAAAATATTAAAAAAATACTTCATAATTTGTTTTATGATATTTTAAATGTTGAATTTAATTTGTGGCCGTGGATAAGAAGTATGAATAAATACGGCGATCTTTACTTGTATATGGATATTAGAGAAGATATTGGTATAGTTAACGTAACGCCTTTATCATCATATGAAGTTGTAAGAGAAGAAGGCTTAGATCCAAATAACCCATATGATGTGAAATTTTCTATCATGGGTAATAGTAACGTTAAATATAACAATTATGAAATTGCCCATTTTCGTTTACTAACAGATTCGAATTTTTTACCATATGGTAAGTCTATATTAGAAGGTGCAAGAAAAGTATGGAAGCAATTAACAATGATGGAAGATGCAATGTTAATCTCCAGAGTAATGCGCGCTCCTGAAAGACGAATCTTTAAAATAGATGTTGGAAATATACCGACCAATGAAGTTGATAATTATATGCAGCAAATCATGAATAAAATGAAAAAGCAGCCATATATCAACCAACAAACAGGAGATTATGATTTAAAGTTTAATTTAATGAATATGTTGGAGGATTATTATCTTCCAGTAAGAGGTGGACAGTCAGGCACTGAAATCGACACATTAAGCGGTATTGAATGGACGGGTATTGATGATATTGAATACTTAAAAAATAGAATGTTAGCTGGATTAAAAATTCCAAAAGCATTTTTAACATTTGATGAAGGCATTGGAGGGAAAGCATTATTAGCAGCAGAAGACGTTCGTTTCGCCAGGTCTGTTGAGCGTATACAAAGAATTGTAGTGTCTGAATTAACTAAGATAGCAGTAATACATTTGTTCGCGCAAGGTTATGATAATGAAGATTTAATTAATTTTGAAATAGGCTTAACTACTCCTTCTATTGTTTACGAGCAAGAATTAATTGCTTTATGGAAAGAAAAAATAGAACTAGCTACGTCAATTCAAGAATCTAAATTATTATCAGAAGAATGGATTTATAAAAATATATTTAAATTATCTGAAGACGAATGGTTAAGAGAAAGAAATTCAATTTTAGATGATCTTAAAAATAAATTCCGTCAAAGTCAAATCGAAGACGAAGGAAATGATCCATTATTAACTGGAGAATCTTTTGGTACTCCGCATGACATTGCAACAATGCACGTTTCCACAAAAACTACAGGACAGTCTACAGAAATGCCAGCAGGTGGTTGGGAAGGTAGCGGCAGACCTAAAAAAGGTTCATTATATGGAACTGATTCTCATTCATTAGGAAGAGATCCAATAGGTTCAAAAGGATTTAAACCAGCAATTGATATATCTGTAAAAGAAGCAAAAGTTGCAGCATCAAAATTAGGAATTACAGGATTTAATAAAAATAAACATTCAAATAAAAAGTTAATTTTAGAAAGTATTACATTAACTGAGAAAAAAGATTCAGATAAAGGTACGTATTTAGATGAAACGAACATTTCTGAATAACTTATTAGATAATGTAATAATTATTAATGATATATAATATATGTAGTACTAATACTGTATGAAAAAAATTAAACATAACAAGCTTCGAAATACAAGTATAATCTTTGAATTATTGGTAAGACAGATTACGTCTGATATCTTAAACAATAAAGATTCAAAGGCTATTGAAATTATTAAGGAGTTTTTTGCAAAAAAATCTAGCTTATCTCACGAGTTAAAGTTATATCAAACTTTGACAACTGAAAAAATTTCAAACGAGTGGAAAGCAACGCGCCTTTTAGAAGCAGTAATATCAGCTAGAAGAAAACTAAATGAAGAATCTTTAGAAAAGCAAAAGTATAATTTAATTAAAAAAATAAGAGAAAATTATAATTTAGAAGAGTTTTTCCAACATAAGGTTAGTAATTATAAAATTTTAGCTAGCGCATACAAATTATTTGAATATGCAGAAGCAGATAATCCAGTAGAGATTGTAGATTCAAAATCACATATCTTTGAACATTTAATTAGAAAGGATGATGCTACGCCTAACATTCAAAGTTTAATTGAATCTCAATTTGGAAAAGAAGATAAGGATATTAGAATTTTATCTTATAAAATTTTAGTAGAGAAATTTAATGAAAAATATAATACTCTAAATCCAAACCAAAAACAATTATTAAAATTATATATTACAAATTCCCCGGATAATCAAAACGAATTATTTGAATTTGTAATTTCTTCTGTAAAATTAATTAAAACAGACTTAGACAAAAACATTAAACGTTGTGATAATCAAGTTGTTCAAATTAAATTAACAGAAGTATCAAATTTATTAACGACAATAACTGAATCTAGAGTTATTAAAGATAATCACATACTTTCTTTATTACGTTATTTTGAATTAGTAAAAGAACTTAAAAAAGTAAATTAATATGGCCTTTAAAACTTTGTTAAAAGAAATAGAAGATAAATTTAATAAAATAAATGAATTAGATATGGAAGATACTGAATCTGAAGGTTTATTTTATATAGAAGTAGCTGTTAGAGATGCCTTAGAAGCAATGGAAGTTGCTAATGATAATTATTATATTCGTAATTCAATTAAAAATGATGTTTTGAATATGGGCGGTTCTAATTATTATCAATCTAATAATAAAGACGTAATTGAAGAATTGACTACCATCTTTAATGATTATGGAATTGAAATTATAGATTCTAATATATCTGAATTAGATGAAGCATCTACATCAGGCGGAGCAGGCGCATATTTAACTCCTAATGCTTTTGGTAAAGAAGCGCCAGAAAGCGCTATTACAGCATACGGAATGAAACGTGCACCGAAGGTTGATAAAAATATTAAATCTTTAGAAGAATCAAACTATAAAAAATTAATTTTTGAAATGTATGATATCTTAGAAGAAGGTAAGTATAATGATATAAAAAATGATCCTAGCGTAGCGCCGAAAAAGAAAGTGAACTATGCAATTGCTGAAGTATATACTAAGTTATATGAAATAGAAAATATAATTTCTAAAAACGTAAAACTTAAAACAGAAATAAACATGGATAACAGAATGTATTGGAAATCTACAAAAGAAAAATTATCCAAGCTTTCTGAGCGATTAAATAGAGTTTCGAATTATTTAAAAAACTTAAGCGCATAATAAAAACAATAAACAATATGAGAATTTCAAATAAAATATTAATCGAAGGAGACACTTTATCAATCTTCGAAGAGACAGGCACATATAATGGCTTTAAAATAGGAGATTTTGTAAAAATAGATCCTAATGCCGCTCAACAATCCGGATTAGATCCTAACAAAACATATCAAATACAAGACTTTAAAACATATGGTAAAGGCTTAACTGCTACTACTAATGTTATTTTAGATACAAATTTATATACTAGAACTAATTTTAGTCCAAATCCAAAAGGAGCTGTTGCAATTAATTATGTAACTAAGTCTATGGAAGAAGGTTCATTTAATCCAATGAAAGGTAAAAAACTATATTTCCATGTA